GCAAATCTGACTCCATTACCAGCTCGGACCAATTCAGGACAAGCAGCACTTGATTGCGTTCTCTTACCAATAATCAACGACGTGGGAAGCTTTACAGCATACTCTCCAAGCATTTTCTCAAACAAAATTTGTGTAATAGATTTAGCATTGTCGCCTTCACCAGTCCACACTTGTACAATTTTACTATGATTACCTCCTACAAATACATCACTAGAAGTGTCCATAAAATACTCTCGTACACTTTTATCTGGAAAAACCTTAGACAGGAAGTCTTTGACTTGAGCCATCTCGACGGCCGTGTCATCGAAGATCTTATATTCTATTGCCATTTGCAATGAGATGTAATCTTCTGGACTCCCAGCCCTGAAACCGTGGGTTCTCGTGTCGTAAACACCGTTCTGAAACCCAATAAGATACGGATTCTTATTTAGTTTCTTCAAAAAGCTACCGTCGTAAAAAACTTCCATACACTCTTTCATTACATTTCTCTTGAAAGGAGCACTTTTCAAATTACCAACGAGCTTCATCAATTGTTTTACTCGTTCTTTGTACATAGCTTGTTCACCGGCATCCGATGCATTACTAAGTTTGTCAAAATACTCTTTCGACAACGAAGTATATTTTTCCAAAATGGCTCCCGAAATTTTCTTTTGAAGATAAATACCTTCTTCAATTTCTTGCCATCTATGATTACGAAACTGGAACCACAGTTTGTGTTTCAGACTCGCACAGATAAATTCGGTACCATACAATTCGTACAAAGCTCTTGCAATATCGTTATGAGATCCGCTCAACGATTGTTGAATGTATTTCTTGACATTTGCATCCCGAAGTTTGTCGTATTCATCCGGGCTGTCCATTGATGCAAAATGACGTAGAGATCCAATCGTGTAGTCTTTCTTTACCATTTTATCCCAATGACGATTACAATCTTGCTCGTCATATTTCTCACCACAACGCTGAGAAAACTCCAACCACATTTCACGAGCTTCGTCACACCCGTTGCCGATGTTAAATAGAACCCATCCAATTCTAATCCACTCATTTCTATCATTGGCTCTCTTATCATCCAACATTCTTACCAACTGCCTGATCATTTCTATGTTCTCGTGAAAATCGATGTCTTCGCGTTCTTCACGAGTTCTCTTTGGTTGCTTAGGCTTTCTCTTGGCATCCATCGGAGCCGGCAATCCACTCCTAAGTTCCTTAATCTCTCTCCCAAAAGGAATTATACTTAATATTCTTGGCAAGAAGTATTCAACTTTGCCAGAAATATCTATTTCTTGCTCATTTTTATCTAACAAAACATATTCACTGAATGCTTTTTCCAGTGTTGTCTCTTTTTGTTGGTGATCAAAAACCTTATCTACCAAATAAGGATCTTTATCAGAATCTTTTCTACCCCCATACAGCAACCATGGGACTTTAGAATAACTTGTATCAATCAGGCTTGCTGAATCGACAAACCCAACATCGGCAAAAATTTTGTTTTTACCGACTTGATCTTTAATTCGTGGTATAAGATGTGCTTCGTGCTCGACGCGATTTAGGAAAATATATGGAAAATGGAGATGAAATCCATGTTTGGTATAGTAAGAATCCTTCCTCATAGAAACATATGGGTCTTTTTTCAAAAAGACGCAGTGGAGGTCTTCCTCGCTACATTCATCTAAGATTTGTCGCAAAACATTTTGATAGATTTCTACCAGTTTCTTGACGTGATTTTCGTTATATATAGGTACGGGACTTTCACGGTCCTCGTCATCTGACATTTTTCGAGCAATGTCTACATCTACTAGCACAGGCAGATAGGGTTGGGGCTTTTCGGCAACACCGCAAAGCATATTCGGGTCTTCCTGGAGAGTTGAGCAGTACGTCTCCCAGAAGTTTTCTTGATTGTTTCGATTTATACAGAATTTGCCTTTGTTTCCAAACAAAGACACGTGAGTAAGGTATACATTGTCACTTTTGTGACCTTTAAGTACTTTCCAGATTTCGCGATTCATTGGCTAGTTATTAGTTAATGACATTTTTAAATTTTATTTCAATTTTCAATTCCGAAATAAAATTTTATTAAAATCTGTATTAAATTATTCGGTGGTTGGCTCCGCGAATTTTGCTTTATTACAACTAATTGTATGAAGGAGTCTTTCGTATGAAATTACGAAGAATTTGTACGTAGAATAAATTTGAAGCTTATTTGACCCTACTGGTTCAATTCGAATATGATGATCATAACTAAGATGACGAGACATCCTGTGAGTCAATCTCCACATGATCTTGTAAGCGTCTTGTAAACTAGAATTATAGTAGAACGGTCTACCGTTTACCGAAATAATATAGGTATTCTTGTCAGGGGTGATTTTAAAAGAACCTTGTACAGGATCTTCTACTTCATCCTCTTCTTCCTCCCCATCTGAATCGCTCTCAGACTCGTCATCATTATCTTGTTCGCAGCATTCACCGCATTTATCATTATTAACTTCACATGTCTCCGTTTGCGTTGACTGCGTATTTTCTGGTAGAGATTCGACTACTGGTTCCGCTACAGGTGTAGCATCGACTCTCTCGATGGTATCTGCTGATGTGCTTTCTTCGTTGGTGTCTCCTTTCTCCGCCGAGCTGCTAGTTTTAGGCCATAGGTATGAACTCATTTTATTTATCTTCTTAAAAAGTTTAAGCTAAAAATATTTTTTTCTGAGTTATTATAAATAACGAAAAATGTCTTTAGTAAATTTTATGCAAGGAGAATGTGAACTAACTTCGGGGGATGCCAGTGATGTACCAACCGAGGCTATGATAGCATCTTTAGTGACTTGTTGTAACAATAATGCCGATGAGCTTGACAACTACGGCACCGATGAATGCTGTAGTCGTGGATTAAGTCACGGGGGGTTTAATGAGAAAATGCTCAAAAAGTGTGGCGCTGGTGGTGGTTCATTATGCCCTCCTGGTCAAAATTATCCAAGTATCCACTCAAAAGATTTAGGAGGGAGGTCTTTTAAGTGTTGTATGGGCCAGGATCCACAAGATTGCACTGGTGATGAAGATGGAACTGCATTATGCGGATTGTACTGGGAGGTCGCTCGAACCAACTCCTGTATGTCAGATCCAGTGAGAGGTAATATGGGTCAAATGATATGCCCAGGAGATGTTCCGCCTGGGTTCTGGCAGAATGATCAAAACGCCTTACCACCCTGTACAACACCAACGCCACCAACGCCACCACGAAAGAAGTGTGCTATAAAGCACTGTATATCTTGCACCAAAGATGGAAAATATTGCCACATGTGTAAGAAGGGAACTAAACTCGACTGGCAAGGTAAGAAATGCTGTACACGTGCAGAAATTGCAGCAGGGACCTGTCAATTGAAAAAACCATTACCACGTCCTAAACCATCTCCGGGGGTTGGGGGGAAAGGTCCAAGCAGTGGGGGAATGTCTGGTGGTGAAATAGCTGGTATTGTGATCGGCAGTGTCGCTGGAGCTATCCTTTTAATATTGTTAGTCGGAGTTTTGTTGAGAGGCTCAGGTAAGAAAGGTAAGAAGAAATAATTGAGTTTTTATTAACGTTTAGTTAACAAAAATTAATCAGATTTAGGTTTATCGTCAACCGGACCCTCTACCGGTACATCTTTCACTGCTTCTTCACCATCTTCTTTAGAATCTTCTACAGCAGGTTCCTCTTCAACCACTGTCTCTAACTTTTTAGTTTCTTCATTGTCGGTTAGTTGTGGACGCCTTTCAACCGTCACAGTGCTTCCAGCAAGACGAGATACCTTATAATTTGGATCCTCCTCTTTTGCCAAAGCGTCCTGATCTTGGGCGTACTCCTCCAAATCAATGACATCAATGTTAAGATATTTCATAAAACTAGAGTCATTTTTATCTTCTGGAATACCTGCTTTTTCGCGAGCTTCGAGATATCTGTCAAGATATCTCTTGGCATAGTCATCATCTTCATCATCCATCTCTTTAATCTCCAGAAGAGTTTTCTCAAAAACATCAATCATCTCATTCAGCTTTGTACGATGTTCCATGTAACTCCAGACAACTTGTGCCTTTTTGACACGTAAGCAAGTATACTTCTCATATGGATCCGTCGCTTCTTGTTCTACTGCTTCCTTGAGATTTCTCTCGCGTTCTCTGATTTCCTGTACTTGCTTTTTCTCCTGCATTCTCTTCTCTTTCACATCTTCGCGAACAATTTTAGAAATCTGTTGATTAATATCTACTTCTTCTACCGCAGCGCTGAAATCCGATTTAGTAGTGATAGGCATAGGTTTACCTACATATCCATGATATATTTTGTGATAAGAATCATGATTTCTAATCAAGTCCTCGGCCTTTTCGTTGGTCTCTTCTATTGTTCCAAAGGTACCTCTGATTTTAAGCATTCCGAATATACCATCTTTATCTGGCGTGGCCCCTTTAGAAGGAATAAATGAATGCAGAGAATATGTCTGACCCGGGATTCTTGGATCCGCATATTTTCTATCATACGCAATATCAGTTAGCGAAGAAACAAAACATTCCTTGTAAGCTCTTTCACAATCTTCATCATTCAAAACTGGTTTGGATTTAGGTTTGTACCCAGTGTCTACTTTATCTCCGGGCGATGTTAACGAACTTTGTGTATCTGTCATTTTTAGGTAATAGGTAATTGTTTAAGCATTTTTAGAAAAAATTTTTCCTAACATAAATCAATGGACGTCACAAAGTTGCGAGCTATGATATCGAGACCCTGCGAAAATGCTTTTCGAGTACCCTATACAACTCGTAAGTACGCAGATGTTTTGAAATGGTGGTCTTTTTACAAACAAGGAAAGCTTTCTAGAGATATTACGTTACTTAATAGTATTTTTTCTTTCCGAAGACAATCTTCGGATCACGTCATTCTTTATTCTTCTTCTGCAATACCAGAATCAGTGTTATTATTAGGTAAAGTGAATGGTGAATATATCAATATTAATTTACCAATGGGTATGGAAAACGAGAGAAGTAGCTTTGTGGCTGTCTATGTATGATATTATTCTTAAATAATATCAAATTAATGTGTCATTTTTCTTAACCATGGTTTATATTTTTGTTCTAGATTTTCAAGTTCACTCATCCAGATATCTTCCGGGGTCTTTCCTTGGATAGTTTTCAACTTCGTCTCTTTGGATTGAATATCTTTATCTAGAATGTCCAGTTTATTCTGCGTAAAACTTCTGTTTGGCAAGTTCAACAGGTAGTCATAAGTTTCTTCTTTCTTAGTCGTAGCTAGTTTTACGAATCCCATTGTTTCCATGTCTGGAATGATTTCTTCTTCTGGTCTTTTGAAGATCACCAGATTACCTTCCATCACATCGCTAAGATATTTTCTCTTATTTCGGAGTACTACTAGTTCTTGTTCGATACCTTTGATTACAAATGCTTTTCGTTTTTTGTACAATACCAAACGACACTTGCAAAAATTATCAAGAATTTCAGCTACTGTTTTGAACTTCTTGAGTTTTCCTTTGGGTGTAAATAACACCATATTAGTAGTTGTAACAGTGTTCTTCAATTTAAGATTATCGGGAGTACATTTCATCCCATTCCTGTGTTCTGTAATTACAAACTTCACTTTTTGTGGAGTAGAATAATTTTGAAGATTTTTGATGAACTTCTTTTCCAACAAGTCTTCCAAAAATTCTTTGTACTTGTCTGTCCACATACCTATAGGTAACTCAGTAATGGTGACTTGATTCTTTTGTCTGCTCATAACACCCGAAGTTGAATATTTTGTTTCGGTAATTTTGGAAACCTTACCTTTGAAATTTCTATACCAAGGGACCAGTTCGGGAACACTATCAATCCCGTCCGTCATCCACACCCTACAGGCATTGATTAAGTCTTTGGGATTATAAGTAGGAATACTACAAGACCATCCTGTCCCAATTCCTGCTTGACAACCATTGACAAGCACCATGGGAATGATAGGAATATAAAACTTTGGTTCAATCAATTCACCATCTTCTCGATGACGAGGTAGCAATTGCTCATCATCTTTTATAAAAATATCCCTAGTCAATGCGTCTAGTTTTGTAAAAATATAACGACCCGCGGCCGCGTCCTTCCCACCTTGCATTCTAGTACCATACTGCCCATCTCGAAACAGCAATGGAATATTAGTCTTTCCTACAATATCAGCGGCTAGATTTTGAATTGTATCAAATAGACAATGTTCCCCATGATGGTAAGCGGAATGTTCAGCTGTGTAACCAGCTAATTGAGCAACTTTCAAAGATTTTCCTCCGTATGAAAGCTTTCTTTTGAAAACAGAATACATAATTTTTCGATGAGACTCCTTAAAACCATCAAGTAGATGTGGAAGACTTCTACCACAATCGTCGATAGAAAACATGATCATCTGTTGATTGATAAAGTCTGTGATAGACATATCTTGAACCTTAGCATTCGAACTTTTTGCTAAACACGCAGTTGGATCATATCGTCTAAGCCAATTTTTACGAGCATCTGATTCAGAAGAACTAAACACCATATTCATATGATCGTCAGCATCTTCGTCTTTTTCATATCTGATCACACGTTGACCAAACGTTTTCTTGACTTCATCGTTTGAAGAAGTACCCAATCCCTTGTAGTATTTTCTCCGAAGTTTTGCGTTATCGTCTTGTTTAATAAACTCTTTGAATTTTCTCTCGTCATAAAATACCCGAGTTCTATTTCCATCTAACACTTTGACAATTGGTGTTTCCATTGAAATGATGTAAGGATCTTCTCGTTGCAACAGAGTTGGAAACAGAGTATGAAACATGTTTAACAACAACCCCTTGATATGAATTCCATCAACATCTGCATCACATAGGATTGCTATTTTACCATAGTTCAATGTAGCAAAATTCTTTTCAATGGTATAATCTACACCTATCCGTAGATTAAGAGCATTGATCGCATTTTTGATTTCATTGTTCTTGGCAATACTTTGCGTACTTGCATTTCTAACATTAAGGAGTTTACCACGAAGAGGAAACAATCCAAAATAATCTCTACCTTTGACTTGAGGCAAGCGAGTATTCCCAATGAAACCTTTCTCAATCCCACGAGCTCCATAAGTCTTCGCTGACAGTCCTTCCGTGAAGATACAAATACAATCTCCTGATTTCTTAGTACCAGCAAAGTTAGCTGGATCATATCCAGGAATTTTTTGGAATGTCTTCTTTTTCTTTTCCACTTTTTTCAAAGTCAACAATTCCTTACCCTTAATAATATCTTGGACTTTAGCGGCAAACTTCCATTTCATAAGAGTTGTTATATGTTTCTTAGTGACTTTAGGTTTAGGTGTGGGAGCTGTGAGACACGTCTTAGACTGACTGCTAAACTCCGGGTTTGGTAAATCAGCTTTTATCAGAATTCTGAAAAATTGCTTAATATCTCTAATATTGACTGAAGGTTTATTCTTTTTGTTGAACTTAGCGAGCATGGGTTTGAAGATAGCATTTGACCAAACATCCACGTGAACTCCACCGTCTAAGTTGTGGACACCATTTGTAAATGCGACAAAGTTGTAACTAGTGTCTGGAACTAACACTACGACGCAATCATCGGTCTTGATTTGAAGTATTTCGTCGCTATCACAAAAAAGTTTGGAGTAATCTTTCAAATTTACAATCGGTACTTTCTTTTTGTTAAGCGTGACAGATACACCGCTACATCCAGAAATCATTGAGGTGTCGTAGATATATCTATAATACAAACTTAGTAGATCAGATGAATAATTAGCAATTTTGAAAAACGCAAAGTCGGGCGTCCAAGTAACCATTGTGTATGGGCTACCAGTTTTCCGTTTCGTAATGATGGCTTTCTTACAGGTCCGCATACCATCTGTCCATGTTTGACGATACACTTGTATTCCTTCGCTATCTTCATTTGGAACCCCTATTTCTATCTTAAATTCTGTAGAGAATACATTTGTTAACTTTGCACCGTAACCATTTCTCCCGGAACCTTGACGTTTCCTAGTGTCATCGTAGTTATCAGAAGTTAACAATTCTCCAAAAATCATCTTTGGGATAGTAGATCCCGATTCGTGTTCGTCCAATGGAATCCATGATCCATCATTCCATACCGAAGTTTCTCCAGTTTCGTCGTCGAAAGTAATCTTGATCTTAGACATGCGAATATCATCTTCAACGCTTCTGTATATATTATCTATAGCGTTTGAAACGATTTCTACAAATATTCTTAACATGGCAGGAATATAAACAATGTCCCGTGTTATAAGTGTTGGTTTATCTGCCAATAGATCTGCAACACAATGCTGTAGTAATTCTTGAGGTTTAACAGAACCCACATAGGTGTCAGGACGCTTTCTAATATGTCCTAAATGGTCGGTTTTCTCGTATTTTCGTTGATTCGGTGATTTATGAGACATTTTCCATTTCAAACCTTACTTTTTAAATTCATTTTATGTTAAATGAATTTACAACCTTAAACATCGGTTCTATTTTCGTGAAGTTCTACGAATTTAGACAATATGTTTTGCAATTTACTTGGAAATTTCGTCATATCAAATTTAAGCCCAGACTTAAGTTTTTTCCCTTCAAAAGGTATAGTATGTTGAGTCGTATCGGGATTAGCGATCTGATACGCTTTTATGAGTGCATACACTAGTTCTTGTGTATTCTTGTCAAATTTCTTAATCTTTTGTGAAAGATCTAATTGAACTTGATGTGTCAAAACATCATTTTCACTAGACACCATATTATTTAGAGAATCGAACAATGGAAATTTGGTAGTCATTTTTTTTATAATTTTGAAATTATAAAAATCACTTTGAAGCATAAGCAGTATCAAACCCTAGATAACACACAGAATCGCGTTTTCCGGAATTTTTAGGTTTCCCGATAGTGTAACCTGGAATCTCAACTGAATTTGCAGCTTTGGTTTTAGCAACATTGCTTTGGGGTTTCTTGTTTTTAGACATTTTCTTAGCTATTTCTATCACGAATCTTTTGATTTCCTCCATATCATGTGGACCATCATACCTCATAAAAGGTTCACCATTTACGTGTAAAATCATCAATGGTACATATTTAATAGGAGACTTGGTAGTCGAAGATTTAGTTACAATTCCTCTATTTTGACTTATATTAACCATAGCAAAAGTACAACCACCTACTGAGTTAGGGAGTTTTTTGAAAATAGGAATCAATGATTGACAATGCTGACACTTGGTAGAATAAAAAAGTACTAATGAGTATCCTTCTATCCCCACTGCGAGTGTTTTCCCTTTTTGTGTTTCTTTAACTGTGAAGTCTGTTTCATTCAAGTAAAATAATCCTGAGCTCATTTTCTATGACTACTGTTTCTTAAAATTAATTTAATAGTTTTCTGGTATTCAAGAAATGGAAGGAATAGATATATCTAAAACTAAAATTCCCGAATTCGGACCTCTGAGTTTAACCTGGTTTAAGCCTATGTATATAGACGATGAAAAATGGTCCAATGTCATAAGCTATGTCTGGGCCCAACTATTATGCTTCGATGTTTATAAGGCGGTAGTAAAAAATTGGAAGACCGGATTTCCTAATTACTTGAAAACTTTTAAATACGATCACAATAACAAAAAATATTTCAAACCAACGAGTGTACAAAAAAGTGAAATTCAATTAAAATCTATGATAGAATCTCTGAAATTATTTGGTCAAACTACCGAAGAAAGTATTTCGGGTCTTGAAACTTTGATACAATTACTTCAAAACTGGGATTCTATAGATGACGTCGATTTTAATGCTGCTAAGATTTTTGTAGAGATGAAAAAATCACTCACGTCTGCTTTAGACGCGAAGAATAGAATAACATATGATAAAGATGGTAATATAATTAAAGAATCCACCGGTAGAGAAGCATTTGTTCAATTTTTTAATAGATTACCATTCACCGCGATGGTTAGCAAAACCCGGAAAAAAGGTGGTAAAATTAGCAAAACCGATATTTTGTCTGATATAAGCGACGACGAAGATTTTGACATAGAAAACCCTGATGTTAGAGAATCTATCATAGACATTTTGGAAGACAAAATGTCAGAAGTTGTATTAGCCAATGAAGAGATAGAGAAAGAGATTTTAACTTCTCAGGATAAAATCAAAAAATTAAAAGAGAAAGAATATTTCTCCAGAGAAGAACTAAAAGATATTTGGAAACAATTGCCAAGAAGCGAAAAGAAAAAATTTGAACATTCTTTGAAAAAGGAATTTTTGAACATGATTTATCAATGCCGACTTTCTAAATTCAAAGAATATCTGACAACTGTTTATCAGAATGTTGTTCAAAATAACAAATATAGAAATTTATTAATGCAAAGCCTTCCAAATTTGGAGTCATATTTTCTTACGGGACAAATCAAATACAATCGTATAATTTACGTGGATCCTTTTAATTTTCAAAAACCTTTATTGGGTGTCGGCGTCATAGATCACACACTCAGAGGAAACAATAATGTAGGTAGAGTTTTGATGGATCTGCGAAAAGAACTGGTTGTCAAAAAGAAACAACATTTAGATAAGGAAACCATCGCAAAATCTTTGAGCACTAAGAAAAGATTTTTATTGGCTCATGGGAAATTAGGAGACTTGTTAAAACAGAGAGATATTAGAGAATTCGTAGGATTAAATACTGATCAGATAATACAACGACTTAATGATGGTATAAGAGTGCAAACACCGAATAGAAGTTATTTGATATATCCTGATTGTTCTACCGTGGATTGTAAAAATTTGTCTCTAGATAAAGTCCGAGAACTTTTAAGAGACATCGGCCTTGAAGACATCGAAGTGCAAGCTTACAATAAAATACGCCCTGATTTTCCAGAATTACAAGAATGGTCAATAGACTTCATCTATGATAAGAATATAAATGGGGTTCAAACTATATTCGATTATGAGGAACACAATCCTGGAAATCTTGCTAACTTTTTAAGAAAACAATACCTCCGTAAGTTGTATGAAGTCCAAGTAGAAGAAGAGAAGATGAATATAGTTAGAGCTGTATTGGAATTTTTGTATTTGTCTGACACCAAAAATAGAGTAAAAGAGAGTGAAATGGAAGCTTTAATCACTCAAGAATTAAGTGATTTGCCAAGTTTAGAACTTGCCGCTTTAATAGAAGTTTTAGATACAGCATACACAGGGGGAAATTTAGAAGAAGTAGTAGCTGAAAATTGTAGCGTGTGTGAAAAACAAGTAACAATCGGTGATACAGATTACGATATCACTGATTTTGTAGCTCACGTTCTTGAAAGAGATGTTAAACAAGGTAAACTAATAAGTCGTGTAAGACAAGCACGAGTAAATGAAGCTGAGGATTGGAAGTTTTTGAAACAAACAGTTAATAAAATACCTCTGACATCTGACGTTGTTCCTCTCGGCGGTGAAGATTTATTAGACCCCCGAGATCTACATGTAGCTTCCTTATTCGAGGGTTCTTTCGGAAGTGAGCAAAAGTCTGACTTGGAAGACACAATACAAACTATATATCAGGAAACTATTTCCAAAAGTTCTAATTCTAATCCTAAAATGTCGGGAGACATCATATTTTCGAGTATTCCCGGTCAATATCAACCGTTTGAGTTATCACCAACAGCTCCTATAATATGCACAATAGACTATTACAAATTTCCAACGGTATTACATGCCGTTTGTTATTTATGGTTTACTAGAGAGTTTAAAATTCCAAGAGATCAAAGTTATCAAATGTTACTGAAACAAAACTGGCGAGATTTATTAACCTCATTAAGAATATTCGATGATATCCACGAGATACCGTTCAATGAATTTAAAACCGGCTTAGAATCTAAAGGATTTTTTGATATCGCCAAAGACATCGAAGAAAGGCTTAGAGATTTGAGAAAAACCAATTTTGATATTTCAGTTAGATCCCACGCGTCTTCAAAAGATACGGAGTTAGATGATTTACCAATATCCAGATCTCTATTAAAACACGAACTGATAGTTAGACTTTTGGATTCTGATAAATATGAAGAAAATCCTTTTGTTACTTGGGATATAGCTTACAAAATTTTGGTAGATATGATGGATAGAAACATGTTCGAAACTGCTAAAAAAGCACTCGACAAAGCTCACGAAGTTAAATTTGCTTCAAAAACGATGAAACAATTACTTAGTAGATCAGGAAGTAGTATTCTTTATCACGGAGACAGAGAAGATACAGTATTAGGTGTAGGACCTAAAAAGAATGGATTAAATCTCGCTGGTAAATCTCTCATGGAATTACGAGATGCCTTGCGTGAACAATCAAGTGATATTTTGGAACCAGACGACGAAACTTCAGATCAATTAGTAACATTATTCACCGGTAAATTAAACTTATTCGGCGAATTATTACAACTATTAAACAAACATTTTAACGATCTTGATTTGACCGTAAAACTTGCTAGAGGATTCCTAGGGCTTTACAAAATTAATTGTGGTCCTGGTGAGGGAGCTCCTTTTAAAATCACTAGTAAATTACAATATGTTGTTAAGAATATCGCGCACAAATATAGAGAAAGATTCAAAGATGTTACTAGCTTATTATGGGACTACATCAAAATCATGTATGGTCAATACACGAGAGTCGTTCAAGCCAAACCTACAGTATCACCGGAAAAATCATGTATGTTTGATGTAAATGAGAAATCTATCAGCAAAGATGGCGAGGACAAAGCTAAAGTTATTATAACTAAACTTTTACGATGTTTGTTAGTAGAATTCAATTCTCAAGACAAAATAGACAAAATAGAAGAGATATCCCAGGAAATAGTATCCTCCAATATTGGTCGTTCCAAATACATCGGAAATTTAAAATTAAAACATCTATCACCATTGCAACGAGATCAAATAATCAACGGTGAAGTAGAATATTATGAGATGTAAACATTTGTATTCAATATTTCATTTCAACGAATGAAATATCTAAGAAAAATATTATAATAGACAAAATGGAAACAGTCCCGCGAAGAGATATCTGTATACAAAAATACTGGGTGAATGTGTATAATCCTGTTGAATTACTAGGAATGAACATCAAAAATATACCTAATTCCAAGTTTAATCGATTCTATAAAGTGGAAGAAATTAAAATCGATAAGAGATGTCCTACCGGGCAATCTTATAAGATCT